TTAAATCCTGCAAATAGCCTCTAAGTTGATGGGCACAATAGGGCTTTCTTAACTTTCTTATAGCTCTGTTTTGAATTTGATGCACCCGAGGCCTGGATATTCCAAATTCTTTAGCCACTTCAGCTGCTGATTTGGCACCATCACCATCAAGCCCATAACGCATTTTCAGAATCATTCGGTCACGCACCCTCATATCATGAAACATACTATCCAGATCAACCCTTAGCTCTATGATAATTGCGGTTTGTGTTCCTTCAGCCACGCTTCTTCTTGCCCTTCTTAATCCCTCTAGCTCTCAGCATTACTTCTGGACGGAAAGAATCATTGAAGTTCCGCAACGTGTCGAGCCATATGATCCAAGGCTCCATGTTGACCGCCTTAACTGTTTTTCTTTTTGCCACGTCGGTCCTTCCTGAAGTTGTACTGGTGACTCTCTACGTCCTTCACGCCACGCGCCGGGACGACTCGCTCTCCAGCATGAAGCTTGTAAGTCCCGGTCTTTTTCACCTTGCCGCCCCTCTTCAGACTTCCAATCACCGGAGAAGGCCGAACAACCGGCACTGGCAAGCCGACCGGGCCGCGCAGTCCGCCCAAGGGAGGCGCATATTTGGCTCCAGGCGGAACCTGCATATTGCCCTCAAATGGAAGGGCAGGACGCACAGCCGGAAACACCCCCGGCCTCTGTGGGACACCCTGAGCCTGCGCAGGCATGTCCCTGAATATTCCCGGCATCTGATTCAACGCTTCGCGGCGGGTAATCATGCTTCCTCCCGAAAATCATACATCGAACTTGTTACATCTTTCTCGTCTTGGTCATCTCCCGCAATCGCTTCTGCTGGCTTCACAGGCTTTCGCTTTGCCTTTTTGGGCGCAACGGGTTTATCGCTTCGTTTTGGTGGCACTGTGGGTTCAAAGCGCCTCGGAATAGCCCTATCCAGCGCCTTCTGCTCTGAAGGGCTAGCCTGTTTTGGTACTTCGGGCTTTGCCTGCTCAACTCCAAGACTGCGCCTCAACTTCTGCCAGAACGTTTCACCCATTACTTCCGCCTGAAATCGTATGTTGCCGATTCCACATCACGCTTTCCACGTTTGCGCTTCATGTCTCTCGCGTGCTTTCGTTCCATTGCTCGGCCCTTCGCAGTTTCCTTCGATCCGTGCATTGCACCAATTTTGTTCATCGTGCCATAAATGGCATGCGGGTTGTCGCCATATTCGGCGCGGAGCTTTTCTTCAAGGAACTTGGGCACTAGATTGCTCCCGGTGCATAATAATAACTTCCACTCCGACATTGAAAATCATAAAACCAACAAACTCCCTTGAAACCCAAAAGCTGAAAAGAGCAAATGTAAAAAGATTGTCGAGATATCCGATAGGCTTCCAGCCATTCATAAAATGGAGTTTCATTGGCTCATCCCTTCACTCGACGCAAACGAGGATTTGCTCGCTTCGCCTTGGCGCTTGCCTTGCGCGTCCTACTCGCCAGGATCGCTCCAGCAGATTCCTTGCTGTAGCCTTCTGCCATGATTGACTTCTGCACGGCCTTAAAGCCTGGGTGCGGTTTCACAGTCAACCTCTTCGGACACGACTGGTTCACCTTTAGAATCCCAATATTTCTGGTATGGATGTCCAATTCTCCAAGCAGTAACCCTTGCGCTTTGAAATCTATCGGCTACTGCATACCACCCTCGAAAAAACCAAATCAGCATTTTCATATCAGCTCCAAGCCGAAACTGGCCTTGCAAAGTAAATCTTCTTCGGCGCTACTGGCGCAACATTCTGCGCAAACGTCAAACACAGCGCATCCGCATCGTCCGGGCTGGCCTCGCCGCGCTTCGTAATGCTTTCCTTGGATTCGAGCACCAGCTTATTGCTCTTGTTGATGTGATACCCAGGCAGGCCGAGCTGCGCCGCCAATTTCTCATCGTCCTTCGGCAGCGAGCCGTTAATTAGCCAGTCTTTTGCGCGGTTCCACATATAGGCTCTCATGTTCGCTTGGTGCTGGTCGGGCGACTCCCCGCCAAAGCTCACTTCATGCACGTTACGGAAACCAAGCGTGTGCAGGCGTTCGACGATAGGTGACCCAAACGCTGAGTCCACGAACATCGCACCGATGCGCTTGTCCGTCCTCTGGTCCTTCAACAACTCTGAGCAAATACCGATTAGCACTGCCCTGTCGCGGCCCTTCTCGCCCGTCACCCTGATTGGCTGTATGCTCGCTGCGTCTTGGCCTCTCCGAAACCGAATCACATTCCAGGCATTTCCCCCTCCACTCACATCAAACCCCGCGATCAACGGCTCATCCGGCAGCGGATTAACAATACGTCCCATCGCTTGCCGAATCCTGGCGCTGTCGATAAATTGCAGCTCTGAAGCACTCGGCGGCTTGCCGAAGATGCGCACTTTGCAGAAGTCTGAATCTTCGCCATAATCCTGAATCCACTCCGCAAGCTGCGCTTTGTTCGAGAACTTACAGGAGCGTGAGTCGATAGATCGTGTGACCCACCGCTCACGCTCCGAGCCGAAAGTTGCCCTATAGAACCTCCCAGTCGTCCGAGTGGGATTGCCGAACATGAAATACATCGGCTCGCCGTCCGTCAGGCCACCTTCGGATACTTCTAGAATTTTGTCGGGAATTGCTGAAGCTTCATCAAACAGATATACGCTCGAGGAGTTCTTTGCGTGCTGTCCGGCAAAGGCTTCATGGTTTTCTTCACGGCATGTCTGCGCTGATCCGCTCCATTTCTTCTTCAGCGTCTTGTGTGATACGCTCTGCGCCCCAATATCGAACCAGTGACGAGTAATGCACATCGATCCCCAGGCTTGAATTGCTGACCATGTGCGCGTTTCAAGCTGGGTAAATGTGTTTGCGCTGACTGTAATCTGAGATTCGGGCCGCGTTGAGATAATCCACCAGAACAGCCACGCAACAAGCACTGACTTGCCAATTCCATGCCCGCTTGCCGTGGTCATCCGAATTGGCATCACCGGCGTATGCCCATCGAAATTGCGCTGCCGGACCTGCCGGCCAATATCTTCGAGGAACTCAGCCTGCCAAGTATCCGGCCCATCATCTCCCGCAAGTGAGGCTTTACCCCACGGAAATGCAAATAACACGAATCCCAAGGGATCACTTTTGTATTGCCCCATTGCGAGAGCTAGCTGCCGCTCGGCATTGCTTATCTTGCTTCTGCTGGGGCGGGGAGTTGTCGTTGCTGTCGCCATTCCGTTTGCCGTTTATGACCTTCCGCGATTGCCTCAATGACCTCATCGCTGAAAGTCACTTCAACTTTGTTGTCAGTGAACAAATTCAGATCGCGTGTGCGCCCGAGAAGCTCCAGGGCACGCAAGGAATCAGCGAGCTTGACGCGCGTCCGAAAATACATTTTGCGCTCGCCATCCCCTACTCCACCTGTGCTATCAACCGTAAATTCTTGGATCGCCGCCATCTGCTCTTTGGTGCATTTTGACAAATCAGGTGCAATGTCGCCGCCGACATGCACCACGTAATCCTCAATCGTTGCAAAGGCTTTAACCGCGATTGCCGCCTTCACACGCTCTGCTGTGATCTCTAATTTCTTATGAATTTCAGCCTCGCGCCTAGCGATTTCCTGACCTACCTTACGATTCCTTACGAGTTCCGATCCGGTTATATGCGCTCGACTAGCCGTATAACCGGCCTCGATTGCAGCTTTAGTTGCATTGGGGTCAACGAGATATGCTTGAACAAAACGTTCCTGGCGAGACGACAATCCGCTGCTCGAAGCACGAGCCATGCTGTGTTTATAAACCCCTCAAAGTACGTGTCAAGGGGTAATTTGCATTCGTGTAACATATTTCCACATACGTCCACTTAAATCCTTTTCAACGTGCTCTTTTAGCCTTTTCGATGCGCAGTCGCAAAAGATTTGCCCTACTGTGGATCAACTTCTGGCGTCTGCCACACCAACCAATCAGCTTTTTGCTCTTATAGATTTCTCCTACCAGTTTCTCGCTAAGGCGTGCTATGCCTTTCAAATAATCATTCTCAATCTTGAGTTTATTTATCATCTCTCGGCACCCAGCGCGTTGATGCCCCAGCTTATCAAATAAGCGTTTTCCCACAAATCCACACGCAGAGCATTTCCAATTCACCACATTGCCTCCTCACGCTGGCTGCTTTAGGTACTCCGTAACACGCTCTTGAAGCCATTGAGGGTATTCAGAAAACTCAGATCGGATATGTCTTTCGCCCAGAGATTTCAGTCGAAGCTTCCAGTTTTCCCAAGCTTGCTCCCGGGTGAGTGGCTTCTCGGGCTGAGGAACCCGATGAGTTTTACTGCCATTTACCCCCTCATACTTCCCCTCTAAAACCTTGATGTAATTCGTGTCATTCGCAATGAACCAGTCAAAATTTGGCTTCCAACCGCGATCATTCTCGCCACATAGCCAAGGTGTTGCTGACGCTTTTTTGACCGCATCTCCAAAACGGTTCAAGAAACGTTCAGGCTCCTTCCTATGTGCACCGAGGCGGGATCGGCACTTTCTATCACGCTCAATGGTAAATTCAGTGGCTTCTGAAAGGCTCGCTCCCCGATTCGAGTTGTAAAGCTCAAACATCTTTCTGGCAAGAGTGACAGCCGGCGCTTTCTCCGGCTGACTCTTGCTCTTACCAGAACCAGAACCAGAACCAGAACCAGAACCTAGTGAGACCATTGGTTGACCATTGGCTATCCATTGGCTATCCACCATTTTATCCCATTGATTTAACAGTTCTTGCGGCGGTTCTGGGCCAGAAACTTGGTGGGAGCGTTCGATTCTGCTCGGTGGAGGCAAAAGACCTTGCTTTCTCATCCCAATCCAATACCCGTAACGATGCCCGTTGACCTGCCACGAGCCAAGCAAGCCCCGGCGCTCAAACTCTGACATGATCTTTGCCACAAGATCCTTGGAAATATGCGGCATGAAAAGCGAGTATCGTCGCGCCCAGATAGCCTCAGTGTCGTATTCAAAAACCCCATTAGCCATAGCCAAAGTAAGCAGATACGGATAGTGTAATCTGAACGACTCAGGCTCGACTTGGCGAAGTTTTACGCTGGCCGCGATTCTTTCGCCGTCAACAATCCGCTTTGGCATAGTTGTTCTGTGCTTACGTTGGTCAAGTCTACGAGATCGTGGTAAAGGAGAAACTTTGTCGATGCTTTAAAAATCGCCGTACTTAAACTCTGTGTTTTGTAAACGTCATCAACGAGTGCAATAAGAAATTCGAGATCTGACGAGAGAAGGCCAGCCATCTGAAACCTTTCCTCTAACTCGCGCATTAATCCTTTCCACGCCTCGGATTCTCCCTCATGACAAGCTTCACACAGCGTAATCAGTTCCCAGTCCTGATATTCCCAAGGATCATGCCCAAAAATATATCTGCGATGATGAACATGCAAGGTCACTGTCATGTCTCCACAACTTTGGCACGCCCATCCATCACGCTCAAGAATTTCTAAACGCTTCTTTTGCCAGCGCGGATCGAGAAATTTTTCCTGATAGGAAGTCCTTGGTGTGCGCAATATTTCCTCCTTGTAAAACAAAATGTCCGGGTCATCGCCAGCCCGCTATGCGACCCCGCGCCAACGGGGGAGAATACGGGAAGGCTCGCCGGACAAGATCATCATAGTCCATATCCCGCTTTTTTGAAGTGGTCGCAGAGTCCATCTGCTTCGCACTCGATGTAGAAAACCTTAGTGTGGCCGTTCTTATCAATGGTGTAATGACCGTTCGCATGGTCCATGAAGGGCCGATCAATCGGCAGCCTAAGACGGCATCCATCGCAAACTATTAGCTTCGCTTCTTCCACCGCCTCCTGTACGGCAAGGCGAATCGCCTCTTCCTGGAACGTATCCATCGCCCACGTTGCCGGATCTGTTGAAAGAACCGCTTGGCATATTTCTTCCGGTGTCCTCATTTTCTTTCCTTCCTGCTCGGCTTGGCTTGGTCGAGCTCTCGGAGCGCGAATGCCAAAGCGAAATATGGGCTGAACCCGCACTCCAAAGCCTTAACATAGACCTTGGCAGCGTGGCGCATCTCAGGAGTCAGCCACTTCGCCGCGACCTCCTCCCGGCTGAGTTTATTTGCCATGTTTATCATCCAGAGCGGCGAGGGTTTTCTGCAGTATCTCCACAGCATCAGGTATTGCGGGAACATACTCAGCCGCACCTACTAGCAGCGTGGTCTTGGCCTGCTCGCATGCTTCTCGCAAGGCATCGCGCTCTCGCTGGGCCTGCTCTATTTGTTTGAGCTGTTCATCTCGGTCAGCGAGATGCCTCTTAATGCTCCGATTGTATTCGGCCTGCGCCTGCTCAAGCTTGGCTTGGAGGCGCCGGATAATTGCGATAGCTGCAATCAGTTCGTGATTATCGGTTAGTTGCCCAAGGAAATTTTCTTCTTGCTCACTTAGCATGCTATTCCTCCTCCAGCCTCAGTAGGCGGTCGATTTCAGCTGCGATAAGCGCCCCTGCCTTTTCCAGATTGCGGACGCGGGAGCAGGGTTTCCATGACTCTCTTTCCCAAGGCCAATCGACTGGTAAGCGTTTCTCCTCTTCGTATGCCAAGGCGTAGCACGCAGCAGCGCGGGCCAACTCATCGTTGACATGTCCGTCATCGTGAGCCTTAGTCCACCGCTCCTTGCCGACTTGTCTCTTCCGTTCCTTAGCAATTCTTTCAATTCCGGTCATAATTCCTCCAGCCTACTTATCCAAGTTTCGGATGGCTTCAAGAATGGATGATGCCGATACAAGCCCAAATTCTCCAGAACCGCAGGGAACGCGAAGTTGCGCCAACTCCAGAGCTTTCTTGAAGCCCGCGAGGTAGGCTGAATGTTGACTAACGTGTTCATTTTCATCTAGCCACTTTAGATATTCCTGCTCCGCTCTTGTCATTTCCCCTCCATGAGCCGCTTGATGAAGGCGGCGAGTTCGTCGGCAAATCTCTCAGCCGTGGTACGCTGATACTCAAAACCCATTAGGCTGTAAGGAGAATTATGCTCTCTCCCTGCTTCACGACATGATTCAGCATATTTCCGCATGCGGGATTCTTGCGCCTTCAGCCCCTCCACAACCCGCTGGCGCTCGTGGGCAAGAGACTCGCACCACGCACAGATATACTCATCGTCTTCTGCGAACACATGAATAGACCCGATTGGGCCATTTGGTTCCTTCAAGATAAGGCATGCCTTCGGATGGGAACAAGGAAGCAGTTCTCGCTCGTGGGCGAGGGCGGCGTTCCATGCTGAGGCCATACGTTTGTCGCAGCCAACAGGGATAAACTCTTTAGATTTATAGTCTGAGCGCCACTTATCAAAATCGCTCATACTTCACTCCTTCGCCTCGTTCCAATCCGCACCTTACGCAATATCCACCCTCGAATTTATGCGGCTTGTGGTGGTATTCACGCTCGCTCGTGTGACATAGACCACAATCGCAAGGTCGTGGCACAATGCCGTATTTCGGGTCAGGAATCCACGATGCTTTATCGTGCCATCCAATTCGTCCCGCCTTGAAACCACCATACCATCTTCCTTCCATCGCCCTTCACCTGAGCCTCGTTCTAGTCCACGCCCATGTTACGAGGCATTACGACTCAATCATTGCTTTCAATCTATCGAGTGCTGCGCTTAGTTCGCTAGTAAGCGGCGAAAGGCGCGTCTGTTGAGCTAGATGGACAGCCCCGTTCATGGCATCCCACGAACTGTGAAAGCGATACGCGGCCTCAACTACGTCGAAAATCTTCTCTAAGTCTGACTTGTGAACTTCCATAGACCTCCTTTCTGGTGAGCCTCGGCTGGTCTAGTGGGCATCTCAGCAACCAATTTGTTTCACCGCTCTGCGCGGCTCCAGACCAGCCTTTGGCTCATAGCCCACGGTTGGAATTTTGCGGCCTTCCGTGGATTTCGGCCCCGCACAGCCTCATGTAGACTCACCGCGAATCGGTCTGCACTAACTTGGCTCACAATTCTTCGTTTCCCCAAATATTCTCATTGAACCAGTCACAGAATTTGAAAACGAAATCCTTGTTTGCGCCCGTCGCGTCGTCGATCATCCAGTCGAGTGGAGACGTTTCCGGATGGAACTTGATGCCAGTCTCCGCCGTAAAACGACCCATGATTTCTTTTTCACCTACGGCCCACCGTAAGCATGAGTACCATGCAGGCCATATAAATTCTGGCGTGTTTGCGGGTGGCTCGATGTATTCCATATTTGCAGAACCCGCACGGCCTATGGCTTGATTCATCGAAAACTTCTCCTTCACAGCAGGCCCAGCGGATACGTCCATCGAGGTCAATGCGCTGGTAGTTGCATCCACACTTGACGCACCCGATGTAATCCTTGAATCCGAGGTCTTGGCGGATTTTGATGATTTCTTTCGTCGCTTCATACATGGCGCATAAACTTGGTGAGCAGGTCGGCGTCTACCACTTCCCGGACTATCATATGGGTAGCTCTTGATTAGCCGCACCGACCTTGCTCGCATTGATGGGGCGTGGCCTAGACGGTACGATGGATGCCATCCCAAAGTTTACCGTCATCGGTTTCACGTTGGCACGCCGCACGCCCCACCTTCCCTTGCGGGAACTCATAAACTTGCTCCGTTAAACATCCCTCAGCGCCCACGCCTGCTTGATTTCGTGCCATAAGGCGTGAGCATATTTGTGCCTACGCCATCCCATTCCGTACAGATCCGCAACCCGCAAGTAGTAGCTGTTCAAGCCATGAGCAAACCAGCACAGGAATCGAACGATTTTCATGCTCGCACCTCAAACATCCCGATCTCTATCCGCTTCCTGGCCCTATGTGCTCTCTTGCTAATATTCACGCATTGCCGACACGCCCTCTGCCCAGTGAGCGGATTAACATAGAGATTGCTTCCTGATTTCAAATGTCCGCGCAGGCATACTTCCTTTGGCTTGTGATTCTGAATAACGCTTCTCTTTTGCGTCCAGTAGCCAACGGGCCTGCCCTTCTTTATGGCGTCCTGCATATTGTCCTTTCGGTTCCCGGCAAACAGATGCGCAGGATTAGCACAGCGCGGATTATCACATCGATGGCAGACATCCATACCTTCAGGAACCCTGCCGTGATGCAATTCATAGCTGAAACGATGAGCGTATGAGTTCTGGTGTTTCCAACCAAATCTTCCATAGCCCTTGGGCGTATGCGCTGCCTTCCAAATCCAGCATTCCTCCGCACCCTTAATATCAACATTGCTCCAGAACCTTTGTTCGTGATTGCTCCATCTATTAGATGTTCTACGCATGACTCTCTAAAAACTCGCTAAATTTGAGCTGTTCAATCTTGGAAGGATTCTCACGCACCCTGTATTCATAGAGCGAGCCTGACCGCTTGCGCCGATCCACGATGTAGGCCCCGTATCTAGCCTTCCTGAAGTCTCTCAGGCGGGCGCTGATGGATGCCTCAGAGTGATGCCTATCTGTGCGCCATTCAATAGCTCGCTGAATTTCTTCAAACGTCAGATAACCGCCAATATCCAGCATGACTCTCAGCACATCCTCGCGCTGCACGCCCAGCCGCTTTGTCTCAGAGGAGGTCATTTGCCTGCCTTGCGATGCGTTAATCCCAGCCTAATAACTTCCGCAATCTCTTTGGGTACCCGCCCTGTGAAGCAAAATGCTTCGTTCTCAATCTCCAGAAAGAGGGGAGAGCCATCCTCCAGCATTTCGTTGTAGAGGTGCCATCCCGCTTTGTCGTCGTAAATCACTGTGCTTCTTGTACTCATCGTGGCCTCAGCGCAATGTAGCCGTAGTAAATCGCCCCGGCAAGAAACAGCATCGCCAGTCCCGCAAGCCCACTGGCTATCACAAAGCCAGTTTCCCACCTGAGCGTAATTGATAGGCTCATCACCACAAGATTCAGCATCACGGTTATCGCCATGGCTGCTACGCAGTTCGTTACTTTCTGCTCGGCGTGGTTCATTTCAGCGTCCATTTCTTCGGCTTCAAAATTCCAAAGCACCAACAGCCAAAATGCAGTCGCTTCACATATCCGTTGCGCTCGCTAAACAACATAGGCCACAGCCGATGGTTGCGGAAATGGATTCCCCAGCCTGCTATGCGAAACCACCAAAGGCCATCTGTTCGGTAGAATTCGGTCATAATCCCAGCGCCCTCTTCACTACACTCGCCGCCTCCAGGCTGCGTACCATGTCGGTCAAGCTAATACCTCACTTAGTTCCTGGGCGCTATGCACGATAAAGTACCTGTGTCCCTCTGACTCTACGAGTTTCTGAAATTCCCTCTGAGCCGGAGACTGCTTCCCAGTGGAGGACTTACATTCCACCCACACCACATGATGAGATGACCACGTAGCAGACAGAGGCAGAATTACTAAAATGTCCGCACAGCCCGACAAGCCGAAGCGGACAAAACGATTTTGAACCTTCATTGCTCCCACATTCATGCGAAGCGCAAAAGATCCTCTCAATTTGAGATACGCCAAGCAGGACGAGAGAATATCGCTCTCGCTTCGTTTAATCTGCGCAAGTTGTTTCTGTGCTGGCGTGCGCTGCGTTATCACGTTCTCTCCAGTGCCGAAGCCGATGGCATTGCTCGCATTTGATTGTGTTCTCGGGCGCAAGATCGTCTCGCTTGCTGCCACCCATACCCCGACCTGCTGCATGGTCAAACTCTGCGTACTTGAACGGAACATACAACCGACAAACAGCACAACATCGCCCCTGCGCCTCCCACACTTTCATTTTGTGGGCTGTGTAGTCTCTCGCCGTCAGGATCGTGCGACCATCTTTTTTGACTTTGATCATTTCGCTTCTCGCTTCTCAGCCTCTTCAACCTGTTGGGCCATAAACTCACAGAAATCTGCGGAAGCTTCACACACTCGTTCAATTACGATTTCTCCGTTTGTCAAATGCTTCAGGCGAGGGTCGTTTCTCATCTCAAGCCATTGCCTTAGTACATCCACGAACGTTTCCCATTTCTTTTTTGCCATTTCACACCGTTACCGATTCAGATTCGGCCTTCTCACGCTTTTCCCAATAGGCATCCTCATTGCGCTGTTGCCACTCCCATAGGCCCATCGCACGCAGGAATTGACCAAATAGGTAGTCCTCATCATCCGGCACGGTGAAGGCTTGAAATTCCGGGTCCGTTTCAACCTTGGGCAGCCTGACGATAATCCCCTGTACCGGATCGCCGTGCTTCATTTCGCGGATTGCGTGCCGATAGGCAGCATTTTGCAGCCGACTCTCGGGATAAATTTGCTTTCCCGACTTCCAATCCAATACTGTGAGTTTACCTTCCACTTCCGCAAGCAGGTCTAGCGTGCCCGCGTAGCCGTATTCTTTCGAGTACACCGTCTGCTCAATGAAGATCGGCTTGAGGTTGACCTTCTTGCGCCAGTCCTCCCACGCCATAAATCCCCACTGTGCCTTGTCACAGATCATCGGGCTTGGCCCAACCTTGTGACAGAGTTCGCCCTTGAGCGTCCATTCAACCAAGGCGTGAATCTGCGTCCCAATCTCCGCAGCCTTCGCCAGTTCCTTCTTGTGGGCTTTCTCTTTGCCCAAGCGGGCCTGCAAGGTTGTCAGCCAAGCATTTCGGTTCATCGGCGGCGTCCCGGCAGCGTCAAGGTATAGGTCTGCCGAGCACTCCATAACTAGTTCGCGCTCGACATTCGCAGCCCAGTTTACTAAAGCGGGCTTGCCTACAATTTGAAGTATCGAAGTCACAGAAGGATATTGCTTGCCGTCGATTTCGTAGAACCTGCCTCGCTTTGTGTCATTGCGCTTCATAGAAAGGCTCCTCATTCTTTGGCGGGTCTTCTCGGAGTTCCTGCATTGGAAACCAGCAGCAGCAATGCGCGACTACTCCAAGCTCCAACGTGTAAAGGTTCTCCTCCCCGTTCTCGATTGGTATCCCACAAATCGCGCAGAACATGACGCGCCTCCTCAAAAGGGAATATCTTCGTCTGTCGCCTCAAACGAATCAGCAGGTTTCGCTTCCTTCGTGCGGTCACAGACCCGAATGTAGTCGGAAGGAATAGGAATCTTCACCACGCCCTTAGCTGCCGGGACGATGGCTTGGATATTGGCGTATACGTCACCCTCATCCTTGGCACTGTGCATGATCTGAAGCTGGCAGTTCACGCCAATAAGCTTTTCCAAGTCGAAACCTTCCGTTTCTTGCGCCGTGAATTTCCGGCCTCGCCATGTCTCAAGTTCCCGGCGAAGATTGGCTTTCTCATGGAGTGACAGCGTGTACGGCTTCACCACCATGAAGGGCTTATCAGTCTTGGGATCGATTTCCTCAAGCGCCCAGCGCAGTTGAACCTTATGAGCTTCACCCCACTGAGATTTGAGCATCCCCAGATCAACCACGTCGATGCAGACAGCTGGCCAAAGTCCTTCGGGGGCAGGCGTGAAGTCCTTCTTGTTTCCTTTCGCTATGATTGGCATTTCTCCTCCTCTGGTTTGCTTGCGTCTTTCTCTAACTCTTTCCCGATGGCTTGCTGGATACAGGGAATCCCGCACCACGTCTTTTTCCCTTTTGCCACTTCTTCTCTTAAGTGTTCAAGAACTGTAATGAGGCGCTTTGCTACATCATCGTAGTACAATTCTCCCATCCAAAAATCATTGCCCTCTCCGCGCCACTTCTTGCAGTTGTCGCAGCGTGCTATGGATTCGAGTGACATTTATGAGCCTCGCGCCTGCTTTCTTTTTTCTAGCCACAAATAAGTGGCATCAGGTGTGTGCCTAGACCTGAGGTATAGCTCCGATTTATTTCTCAGGAAGATTCTTGCCGCCGAGTAAATCTTTTGCATCTGTTGAGGCTCCAACCTGGGAAGTTTCAATGAGGAGTCATGCTTTATAGCCGCCAGCTTGCTCCAAAGGTCAGAGTATTTCGATTGGTACATCCTCGAAGGCACCGAAGCAATCGAAACAACCGTAGAACGCGAAATATCAAATTTAGTTTTCATGCCCTCACCACCCAAAGCTCTTGCCCGCGCCGGTTCACGGTCAGATTCAGCCCATGATGCTTCGCCACGCTTACGAGTCCCGTTGCGTCGCCGCCGTTAGGCTTGCGGCCCATTACCACAACCATGCAGGATTGCTCGGGATGCGCCTTGAACTGCTCGATGACCGTCAGCCACATGCCAGCAGACTTGCCGTTTCCTAGCGGCATGTCTTTTGGGTCAGCCCACTTGGTTTGGATGTTCATCGCTTACTCACCATCCTCGCATGGGTGTTTTGAGTGCATGTGCGTTTCCAAGTTCGTGAAATGTCGATGGCATTTGGGGCAAAATCCCTTCTGAATCCGCTTCTCAGTTCTCTTGATTTCTTTGTTAAGTCTGCTTATCTGCTCAACGAACCCTATGCTCTTGACGCGCTCTGCATGGAGTTCCTTTCGCAGTTTTTCAGCTTCCTTCTCGCCGATATAATGCTGAGGGTGCCCGTTTGGGCAGTAGAATGTTTCCTTGGTTTTTTTGAGATTGGCCTTGAGGGTTGCGCTAAATCCGAAGATGGTCCCGCAGGTGCAGCATTCCTCAACTTCAAGATTGGTTGATACGTCAATCATTTTTCGTCCTCCAATCAGTTCACTTCCACAATCACAGCCAGCGCAACGGCAGCGATTCCCAAGCAGGCCATAGCCAATACCGGCAGGCTTCGGCGAAAATGGTTCATGCGCCATTCCCAGCGTAGGTCGCGCTGTCTGGCTTCAATCATCCTGATTTCGCGGAGAGTCCATTCGTGCTCTAAATCGTCAAGGCTTCTCATCGGTTACTCCCGAATCTCATGAAGGTGAAAACAGTTCTCGTGAATGTTTATGTATTCTTCTTTCGGTGGAAGAAACATCGCCATCGTGACTTCGTTTGGAACAAGATCGTATCTGGCTTTCTTGATTTCATCCCAAGACGGATAACGCGACTTGCACGAAATGGATATATGCCAAAACCTCTCGGGACCATCCCGACTTACAAGAACCTTGCATGCCCCGCGATGGTAGGCATGTTTTCCTGACATGCCGTCATTCACGTAACTCATTGCTGGTGGAAGCGGAATTTCAATCCACTCAGCCGCGCTCATTTGCTGCTCCCCGTTGCGTCATCTTCCGGTTCAGGTGGATCGGGCAAGCTGTTGCGGCGATCCATGTCGAGGATCACAGGATTCTCCAAACAGAAAGGCCATTCCTTGAGCAAGGCATCCTGCTCATCCAGCTTCGCCTTCATTTCCTTGAGCCAATCGAGTTCAATCCTCTGCGGTAATGCTTCGATTTGTTTCATGGTTATGCACCTAGCCTGACATTACCTGACGGTAGTTGACTGATTTCTCCGGTCTTCACAAAACGTTTGAAAGCTTCCGTGCGGGCCGCGAAGCCATTAACCAAGTCACGCATAGATACTGCGTAGACCTTTTGGGAAATCGGGCCTTCAACAAGAGCGAAAATTCCTCTCTTAACAAATGGAATCCCCTCAAATCGAAATACATAACAATCTGGCGAAAAGTTTTTACCATGCCGATGTATGTTGAATTCCCATCGCAGCGTTCCATTGTGCGGATAAGGATTTGCCGCCTTAACATCAATCTTCACTCTGCCGTCAACCAAAAAGTCATAGCTGGATTTGGATCCCATGTATTGCGCAGATCTCCTATTCCGCTTGCAAATTGCTTCGAACATCGTCTCCGCAAGTCGGCCTAGCGTATTCTTCTTAGGTCCGTAGATTCGGATCGCTCCGGTTCGGTTATGGTCCCTTGACAATGCTCGATTCCCCTCAAAGGCATTGGGATCTCCGTATCTGTGCCAACGGCGATAGTGCATCTGGCACCAGCCCCGGCTATCGAGTGGCTTCTTACATCCTTGAATTTTGCAGTGCTTGGCTTCGTTTGACATTTACTGACCTTTCCAACCGGAAATCACCGATAATTTCCTTGTCAAGTGTTCCCTCTCTGGTTAATAGTCCAAGCATAATGAGCCAACGAATTTGGTCGCAGATCTTACGCAGGTCTTGCTCGGCGGATTGGATAACATGGCCAAACATTTCCTCATCCACTCGAAGCATTACGCGTTTTTCCTTCTTTGCCATAACTACCTCGCCAAGCGAGGAACCGAATCGGAAATCAGCCGTTCAAGAAGTTTCGGAGGAATCAATGGATGCCTGCCCACCGGCATGCCATGACCAGACTTCTGAAGCCATCGCTTTATCGTGCGCGGCGTTACCCTGGCGATCTCTGCGGCTTCCCGAAGTGTGTAGGGACGTTCCATTTCTATGCCTCCGACTGCGTTCCAACCATCATTGCAATCGCTGTGCGGTCGTTTGCGTCCTCAAGCAATCCTTCAGCAAGGCATCCTGCTCATCCAGCTTCACCTTCATTGCCTTGAGCCAGTCGAGTTCAATTCGCTGCGGGGTCACTTCGATGCGTTTCATAGTTATGCACCTACGCACTTCGTCTCGGTTACTAACCTGACGAGTTCCTTCATTTTTGCCATGTAATTGCGCTGCCTGACTCGGCTGGAACATCGTTTGGAGCAATAAATATGCTGTGAAGATACGGGCCAGAAGCGGGAATCACAGGCCGCGCATTTGCGTTGTTTCTTCATACTGGCGTTAGTATATATCTCTGATAAGTGTGCGTGTCAAGGACTATTTTTGAGTTTTTCACAGCTTTCTTTTGGTGAGTATTTCGAGGCACACGCCCTTGAATCCCCCGGTATAAGCGGGGGCATCCTTTACGGCTCAGGGGCGCATCATCGTGCTGCTAGCTCTGGCTACCGGGGTCGCGGGAGTTAAGGGCGCTCACTTGCCCGCACTTTTTGAGCTTCACAGATCACTTCCACTCACCTGAGCGTTTGTCCCAAGCGGTGAAAAGGTTCGATTGTGGGTATTGCTGTTGCGGATTTTGCTGATTGAACATTCCCACTCAACCTGGGAAGCGTGGGCCGGGAAGGGTTGAGCAACCCGGCCACGCCGTTTCCGTGCTACTTCACCTGGGCAGGATCGGCAGCAGCCTAAGTCTATTTATCTCAATGGGCCGTGTCAAGAACAAAATGCAGCCCGATCCGTCGCTACAATGGCCCTACAGATCGTCCAGAGCCACGCTGGGCGATTGGCAGGTTGTAAGCTACCCAAAGCATAGCCCAAGGGCTTAAACTGCCATTTTGGGCCTTATTTGCTAGTCGGCTGGTACAATTAGGGTACAGTTTTGAATAGACATCCCCTCGTCCTTGCGTTTTAATAGCGCAGGAGGATATGCCCCATGAAAACCAAGGCGAAGAAAGAAGCAAAAGTTACTCGCAAAGCAGTTGCGGTTGCCGAACCCGCAGAACAAGAAGCCCCGGAGCCAACTGAGGTAGAAGTAGCCCCGGAGGAACCAGTTGAGGAACACAGCCTCGAAGCCGAACTCGCTGCGGCCATCGCTTCAGGTGACAGGATTAAAACGGCAGAGATCAGAGCGAAGATTCAGGAAGCGGGAAACGCCTAGGCGTAGTCCGTCGCTCGGGCAATCCAGCCTTTGATGAATCTCGGCTTATTCAGGGAAGTGTAATAGGCAATCCGCGACTGCGTAAACTTCTCCAGCAGCTTTGTCGAATCACAGGCGTTCGTGGCTGCCAAGGTTGCAGGTCCGAAAATCCCATCGACCACGAACGGCCCCGACATGACATCATTTAGGATTTTCTGCAAGGTCTTGACGGCTCGGCTTAGTCCCGAGTTCACCCCGAAGTCAAACAGGGTATTTGCTATTTTTTGATCTGCGATCTGGTCGTAAAGCGTGAGCCAGTATTCTTCCTTGTAGATTTTCTTGGCTTCGTCTTTTGAGAGATTGAAAATATCGAGCGATGGATGATCCCGTTTGCAGATACCGAAGTTCGTAGCGCCGCCTGGGTCAAGAGGGTCGTCAACATAGCCCCCCTCATGTTTCAATACGAGATTCACTGCTTCATCAAAGTTGCTCACTTTTCATTAACCTGAATCGTGACATCGTAGCTCTGCTCTTTGCATTCCATCCCGAATGTGTAAAGCCCCTCTGAAGCTTTGACCGTGCCTGATACCGTACTATCCAGGCCTACGCTCAAGCCATCTGGAATCTTCTGGATTGCTGTCGGCTTTGCCTTGATCGGAGCCACCAGCGAGCAATCCGTTGCGCGGCCTGCCACCTTATACTTGAACTGCTGGCCGGTTACTGCAACCAGTCCCTTGACCGTTACCGCCGTTGCGAGAATCATCGTGGCAATCATCTAAGCTCCTTATGGCCCGGTGTGAATCGTCTGCTCGGTGATTTGGACTCCATAGAAATCGAAGTCCACAGCCGTTGCAGCATCAAGCGACGTGATGGTGATATACCAGAACATCGGAAAGCCGTCTGTGAACGTCTGCGTCTGCGTCCCTACCGAAGCACCGTCTATTGAGTAGGTCAGCGTGCTCACGCCGTCATAGCTGATTTCATATTTGTGCGTGTTCGTGTCAGGCGCAACCGCCGTTGGAGTAATCACCGCTGGCCCGCCGCTTGCCATGTTTACCATTGTCCAGAACTGATCTCCGGCTCCGGGATCGGGACCGGCCCCCGCTCCTTTGCTGAAACGAAATGCAGCCGCATCCTCAGCAAACAAGCTGGGATCGTCATTGACCTGCCAGTTGGTTGAGAGAGAATCCGAGAAGATCATCCACATTCGTAGGTTCGTAACCTGGCTCACGCGAAGGTAGAATTTCACTTTCCAGGGATATTGATCGCGTATGAATCCAGAGTTTTCCTTGACTTCCGCCGTCTGGTCAACTCCGGTGTCGGTCGTATTTGTAACGAAACAGTTTGACTCTCCAACTGCGGGATTACCGAAGTCGCTGAATGTCTGCGAGAAATAGCTCTCGATGGGAGGAACGTGCTCGATTCCGACATAGCCGCCATTCGAGCAATCTGGAAGCAGGATATACATCTTATCCGGCAGAGAGGAGCCTCCGCAGTTGGTGCAGAAGGTGGCGCAGCTTATCGTGCCGTTCGCGCTGATTCCCGTTACCGCCTGTCCCGCAGGGCAGGCTTGCGCAATGCAGTTGCCAGGATATTGAACCCCATCTTCGGACCATTGAAGAACCAAGTTCGCGTCATAGACCACGATCTTGAAAGGCGACTGTCGGCAGTCGATATAGATGCTGGCATAGCCTCCTGCGTCAAGGAGTATCCCGTCTGAGTGCGGCGGGTCGGTCAAAGGGTCACAGATGGAATTGCGCACGCTGCCTGTGTAGTCAGTGAACGTAACTTGCGGGGTAGAAGTGCCCACGGTGTAGGTGCAAACATGCCCGCCTGCCAAGGGGCGGCCTGAAGCGTCGAAGAATTGTAACCGTGGCATCGGCAACGGAGAAATTTCTATTTGTGCTAGTAATTGCTTTGGTGGTATAATGCCTAATAGAATGACGCCAAGAAGAGCTGAGACAATAAAGTGTTTGCAATGCAATCGGGAGTTTACTTTCTTCCGTGTTAGGAATCCCAATCGAAAATATTGTTCTCGTGCCTGCCAAGCATCATACATACGAAAACCTCTGAGCGAACGGTTTTGGAAATTTGTCAAGAAGAAGGAGGGTTGCTGGCCTTGGAAAGGCGTCCGAATACCTAAGGGTTATGGAATGCTCACGCATTATCCGACCCATGATCATGGCATCTCCGCACATCGAGCTTCTTGGGTTATTCATTTTGGCGACATTCCAGAAGGAATGTATGTTTGTCACAGATGCGACAATCCTCCTTGCGTAAACCCCGCGCATTTGTTTCTTGGTAGCCCACTTGATAATCAGACGGATCGGATCGCAAAAGGACGTGGTGCAGCAGGCGAGCAAAATCCAGCCCACAAGCTTTGCAGAAGCCAGGTTAATGAAATTAGAGAACTGCACAGAATGGGACTTCGAGGTAATAAACTCGCCGAAAGATATTCCGTAAGTACCGACACGATTTCCAGCATCGTTAATTACCATACCTGGAAGTAAAAGCAGGCTAGCGATAAGAATCAGAAACCGATGCATGGTTACTCCTTCTTCTTCTTTCCCTTCGCCAATTTCGCTCTGCTTTCTGTCAGCTTTTCCCGCGCAACAGAGGCGGGCGCGGCCCCAGCGGGCGAGGCTGGAGCCGCTGAGGGGGGCGGGGTAACGGGTTCGGCGCGGGGAGTCTCTGGAGGAGGGTTAACAGAGGCTCCCGGCGCGGCTGGGGCAGCGCCAACGGCCCCAACATCCTGTTGTGGAACTTGTTGCTCTGCGGGCTTTTGCGCAAGGTTGTAGGAATTAACCGCAGATTCAACGGGTTTACTGGGTGCTTTTGGGCTTTCGGCCTTTCCCTTACCCTGAAATTCCGCTTCCTCGGCCTTCAAAAGCTCCAAGGCTTTCGGCACATTGGCGGGATCGCTCATATCCAGCCCAGTGCGTTTTTCCACCCAAGCGAACATGCTGTCCGTAGTCGGCTTCTTCCCCGAAAGCTGCGTAATCGCCGCCTTGCGACGGCCAGCATCCTTGACCGCCGCATGAGCCGCTTCATATTTGCTCGGTGTGACTTCAGCAACCGCTTGGACAGGCTCGGGTGGGACTTCGGGCGCAGCAAAGGCAGGAGGAGACGTTTCCGGTGGCGCTTGGCCCCCTATAGGTGGTTCCTGCGGGCCTGGAGGCAGTTGGCGCATCAATCGCGGAGGTTCGGCGGGCGGTCGTGGAGTAGGCTTAGGAACTTCCATCGGGCCAGGAAGTGCCCTGCCAAGAGCTGATTGCTCACCCAATGCGGCAGCTTCAGCAGGAATTGGAGGGGCAGCGCCTCGAGTGCGGAGGGCCTGAAGGGCTAAGACTCCCCCATAACCCGGCAGATGTCCCAATCCAGCCGCCGCAGTAGCTATTGCCCCTGCATGACGGGCGTACCACTGGTCAATAAATGCTTTCTGCGCCTTTGGGCTGGCCGTTTCCCTGTAGGATTCAAGCAAACTCGAAATCTTGCTCGGGTCAACACCATAAGATGTCATTTCATTCAACAGCATCTTGACCGGCCCGCGCTGCGCGTTAAGGGCCTTCAGAGCTTCCATTCCCGATTGCGCTTCTGCCGCATCCTGAAGTGCTCTGCCCCCCGGAGATTTGAGTTTTCTAGTCACGGCATTGTATTGCTCAAAGCTCTTTCCCATTCCCACATCATTTGAGGCCGCCCGCATCTGGTCAGTCAGGTCGCCATAAACAGCAAACAACGGAGCCTTGGTCGTTGGGTCGCCAACCTTTGCAATCGCTTTTCCCAAAGCGCTCCGAAGGCTGTGAGCCTCAGCCATTGTCAAGTTGTCGCCGGGAGTATTTTTCAACTCCTTAACGATGAGCCGTACAGTGTTGGGAAAATCAAAACCCGCTCGTGTGATTGTCGGGAAATACTTGTCCAACGCATCAGAGAGCACACCGACCGTCTGCGCTTTGTTGACAACTCCTTGGGGATTGCGCTCATCCACAGTCTTAATCAGTGGTTCAACATGCTTCGTAATTTCGTTTTCCAGTTTCGCAACGTGCTCTTGGGCAAAAACCTTCCCACCTAGTCCAGCCTTTTCATAGGCAATATCAAGATCAGGAGAAGGCACTTTCTCTGATAGTTTTCCAGCCTTAGCCCTTACTTCAGGACTTCCGAGAAGGGCCGCTTGAGTTGCCATTCCCGCAATCGTTCCCGCTCCACCCGCAATGTTCCCCGTTCCGATGTCCATTCCTGCGCTTTCCAGCATCGGCCCGGCAATGGGCACGATACCCGCCGCCGCATGAACACCACCAAATGCCGCCTTGCCTGCATTCGCTCCAAGCGGCCCGCCTTCAGCCACGTTCCTACCTGCCTGTGCAGATTCACCAAATCCCTCTTTCACAGCCTTTGAAGCATTCTGAAGATAATTGACCGTGGACCGAACCGCAGGCCCAAGCCCAGGCAGAACAGCATTCAGCGCCGTAGACTTGAGCGAATCTACGATTTCTTCCGAGTTCGTGGGAATCCCGAAGGACTGGGCAAACCGCTGCATGAATCCCGGCCTGACAACTTTCGCGGCAGGAACGTGATAATCATATTCCTCCGTCTTTACAGGAATCTGATAATCGTATTCGGACTGTTGATTTACAGGCTCTGCCATTGACCGCCCTTGAGAACTTCTCTCTTTCCAGTTTTACGACTCGTGCGAATCGTTCCCTCTGGCAATGTGGTTTCAGGGGCACCACTCGGCACTTGACCCCTGCCTCCAGTAACATCATTCTTGAAGGTTTGAATACTGTTTCTCGCAGCCTGGATCGCCGCAAGAACCGCTTGAGGATCGTTTTTGTAGGAGTTCATCACAGCGTTTGCGGCCTGTACCACATGCTGCGCGTTCCGCATCGCGTGGGTTCCCACAGAGGCCATGCCGAGATATTCCTTGATAGCTCCCAAAGCCGCAACATCAGGATCATCTGTACCGATAAACCTCTTTGCAGAAGTCATCCGGCCAGCTATGGGGCCAAACAATTCCGGCCTACGCTTAACGATTTCCTCAAGCTGATTAAGATTTTCCTCCATGTTGTTTGCAAGGTCAGCGCGGCGAACCTCATCGCTAGTAGGTTTGCTTGGGAATGATGTGCCGGCCTGCTTAGGAACAATACTCGTAACTGGATTTCCTGCCGCATCAACAGTCTGCACGCTCAATACCTGCGGAGGCTGCGTAGCTTTGCGGAACTTGATTAGTTCATCTTGTGTTGGCATTCTGCCAAACTGCCTCTGGAATGATCGCTCAAATTCCGATCCTTGGCCCTCGGCTTTGGACTTAAGATTAGCTCTTTCCTCTGGCGTGAGTTTCGCTTCCTGTTCGGCCATTGTCGCCTTGGCTATCGCCTCACGTTCCTTGGCTTTCTGCTCGGCAGCTTGCTGGGAAGTTGTGAACATCGCAGAGGTAAGCCCGAGAGTACCGCGCATTACGCTTGTCCACTGGTCACCGGGATACTGCGGAGGCAACGTATCCTGCGTTGCCTTCCCGCTCTGGATAAGCTGATTGCGGATTTGCTGATACATTGCCTCTTTCTGCTCGAGAGGAGCCTGAAGCAAAGACGTGGCGTGCTGGTACATCAAATCGTTGTCGGCCAACGTCTGCGCCTGCTTGTCCTTGTGATAGTTCACAAACTTATTGGCTTCAGTTATCAAACTTCCACGAATCTTCTCCAAGGCATCCGGCGATACGCGGGCTGCAACGGCCTTCTGTGTAACGGTCTGAATGGCTCCCTCGGGGTCTGTCCAGTCAATCGAAGGATCGGCCAAGACACTTCTAATCTTCTGCTGGTCTTGCTGCGCTTGTTGCGCCTCCTGTACTTGCAACTGGCGAATCTGCTGCTCCTGCATCAAGCTCTTGATGCCCTGAATGCGAGCGTATTGCTCCAAGGGGTCAGGCGGTGGCGCGGGCGGTCTGATTACTGGCATTCCCATAAGTGCTCCTTACTGCGGCAACAAATTCTGCTCGGGCGGTGTGTAGGCCGGTGCAACATAGCCGGTCGGAGAAGAATAGGGATTGACCAGCGTATAATTCCCTCCGCTGTTGCCCCCACCCATCAACTGACTCAGAGTGAGATAATTACTTGCTAGATTCGTAGCATTGCTCACGCCGCCGCTCCAAGCGTTTCCGGCATTGATCGACCCAGCCGCCCCAGCATTTCCCTGCGCTCCGAGAGCCGCCGCTGCTCCCTGTGCTCCTGCAACACCAAGGCCAGCAACTTGCAAGGGCCGATTAAAAGCGTTCGCCTGGTTCTGGTAGAAATTCTCCCGGCCAATTCCGTATTGAGTGAGTGCCCGAGCATAGGCGTTCGCGTACTCATCGCTGGCAAGCCCCTGCGAATACTGTTCAAGAGCCTTCAGAGTTCCGCCACTGGTCAATCCACCCCGCGCTGCCGCAGACCTTTCAATAGCCTGCTGGCCCTGCTGAAGCCTGAATTGGAAGCCGGGATCGTCGGTGACATTTGGAGGCGTAAACTGTCCAGTAAACGGAGCAACCGCCGCGCCGCCTGAAGCAACAGTCTGCGTCAGACCCGGCAAAACCGAAGCTCCTGCCTGCTGGAAAGGCTGAAACTGCGCTTGCGCTTCTTTCTCGGCAGCAATCTGCTTATCGGCTGCGCTGCCCGCTGCGTGCGCACCAATAGCCGAAGCTCCGATTGAACCTGCAGCGGCGATACCCGCAGCAATAACTAGTGGTGGCATGGCTAAATCTCCTTTGTCCAAACAGTCAGAGGCTCGCGCTTATACCCAAGTCTCTCAAGATAATCTTCAAGTTCTTCTGAGGCTCCGTAGGCGAACATTTTTCTAATTCCGCTGCGCTTCGCCACATTTTCAGCCTCCAGCATCAGCTTTCCGGCAACCATTGAGCCGCGCAAATCCTGCCGCACCCACGGCCCTTCAACATGCACAGGCGAAATGAGAAAAACTCTCCCCACAATTCCATTTTGGTCCCTGACCACGAGCGTTACGCTCGTCTTGGGATCGGGAACATACCCATCTGCCACCGCTGCCAGTTGTGGGTATTCTTCCGATTTCAAATGCTCAATCACCACTATGTAACCTCTATCCCCGAACCTTGAAAGCTCACGTCTGTAGCAGCATCGGCAAAAGCCTGTATCGTATCGCCTGCCAAAAGAATGTGATTCTCAGCTTCAAACAAGTCCATTGCCTGACCCACGGCTACGGGACGCGCCGAGATAATCATGTTCGTGTCTGAAGCTGTTCCCCCGCTCGGAACCAGATGCACCGTAACCACCCGCACCGCCGCCGAGGATGTGGGATTCGTCGCCGTCAGCTTCTTGATCTGTGTCCGTTTGTTGGCCGGCACCGTGTAGTAAGTCGCCACCGACGCCGTAAGCTGCGCAGGCTGAAAAAGTTTTGTGAGCGTAATCATGCCATCTCCTATGCGAAGATCACCGATGCCCCTGCCCCGCCTCCACCCGATGGAGCAGTAATCGTAATACTAAAATTCTGAGTTCCGGTTTGAGAAAGAGTATCGGTAGCTGTAATCGTAAAAGAAAAAGTCCCTACTGCCGAAGGAGTGCCGGAGATGATTCCAGTTCCACCAGCCAAACTTAGACTTGTTGGCAAAGATCCTGCTGTGACCGCAAATGTATATGATCCCGAGCCACCCTGTGCGCCAATGGTTTCTGAATATGCCATTCCCGTAACCCCGCCCTGCAACACCACAGCTACCGGAACAACCTCAGTGTTGGGGTTTATCGTAATTGAAAATGCCTTATCGACAGTTCCAAAAGTGTTGTGTGCCCGCAGCGTAAAACTGAATGGACCCAACGCCGTTGGAGTTCCAGAAACCTTAGCCTGGTTCCCTGTGAGCGCCGTGAGCGATAACCCATTGGGTAGCGCCCCGGAGAGCACGCTGTAAGTTACCGTAGTCGCTGAAGTGGGCATATCCCAAGATTGGGAATAGGGTATAAGAAATGTCCCGTCTGCAAATGTCCATGAACCCCATAGAGGAGGTGCGACAATCGTTGAAGCCAAAACCGCGTAGGCACCAAACTTGGTTACGTCTACCCCTGCTAGTGGTGCAAGAACAGCGTAAGCACCAAACTTGGTGATATCTACGCCGGGGTTAGGCGCTAGCACCGCATAGCCATTGAACTTCGAAATATTGACGCCAGCGTTAATTGCCATTTATGCTCTTGACTTTGCTGTAATTTGCAGCGCGTTGATGATGCTTGAATCCCAAGCCGCTGAAGTTCGAGGATTAGTATTGTCTAACTGCTCATAAGTTGCGTAAGCAGTTGTAAGTGCTATATCACTCTCCACTGTCACAGTCCCACCTTCGTTGTAACCCAAGGCAATCTTGGTCGGAGTACCAGCAGCTTTCGCAGCACGCATTGCAATTTTTACGGCTTTGATTGCAAATGTACCAGAGGGCAGATCGGTAACATTGAACTCTTCAAGCTTGTCATTTAGATTGACGAAAGCAGGATTGGCATCGCTGATAGTCGTCCCATTGATGTTTGAAAAAGTCCCTGTCCAATCATCGGTTGTGCCAGCTCCAGTCAAAGCCATTGTCAGCAAACCAGGAAAGGCTCGCACATCCTCATCAGCAACAACGATTTCAGAGAGCAGGAAGAAATTACTAGCTGCAGCGCGAGCTGACAACCCAAAAGCGTCTACGTTGGTTAATGCTCCAACCCTACAATCTCCTGAAAACGTAATGACCAATGTTCCATCACAATAAACGTTGATCGTAGATGTTGCTCCGTAGCTGACTAATTGGAGGTCAATCCTGTGCATGATGGACGATGTAGATAGGCTGTTACCGGACTCTGCGGCAAGTTGTGTTTTTGTTGTCCCATCATAAGTGAACAAAGCCAACTTCGTTGCGGTAGTTCCCCCACCAACCCACAAGCCAGATGCTACCGTACTACTTAATACCAATCCTCCCGCAAGGGCGCTAGCCGTAGCCACACGGTTGTCCCACATCTGAAAAGTAAACCAACAATCAGTAATGGCTCCTCCGACAAAAGGCTTGGATTGCAAATAAACTCCCAATGCCGAGGTGAGTCCGCAGCGTGCGTATCCAGATCGGAAACGAGTGGCCGTGGTATCGACGTTAGCCGTTCCGCCAACCGGAAAATCTATGTCTTCCCCGCCGCACCACAAAATACTCATATTCTCTCCACCTGCAATTCCAATATGACGCGATTTAGTGTCGCTACCGAGTCAAGCACAAATTCAAGAATCGTTCCCTTGGCAATCGCCGTTGTCCAACCCGTTAGAACGTAGCTCTCGTTTTTCTGCGCTGTCGAAAGAGTCGGAGGGGCAGAAGCTACAATGCTGGTGGTAGTCGGGAAATCCCCATAACTCGCTGCCTTCACCGTAAACTGGCAATCCCCAGCCTGGTCTGCAATCAGCGTCCATCCCACAATCATGCAATCGTAGAAAACTCTCACAAAGCCCTTGCTTCCTGTTGAGGGGACCGCCCCACCGCCATCTACTGCCATACCGATAGGCTGGTCGAACAACTGATCCCGCGGAGGATCAGCGAGCATCAGCGCGACATTGCCCGAAACTTCCTCAATCTGCGCTGCGTCAACCTGAGTCGGAAACGGCTGCGCCGCCATAATCGACTCAGCCATAGCCTGAGAAGCAATATCTACCGGCTGCGTTTCTTCAATCGTCAGCGCAAACAGATTCTCCGGGTCGATAGGAGCCACCCCTTGAAGCTCCAAAAGCCATTTCATCCAATCCCAGGTAACAGTCCCATCCGAGTTTAGAAACCTGCTGCGAATTGGAATCGGTGAAATGGGCATCAGCTTCCAGCTCCAGGCTGAACCTCAAGATAAGCGTCTGCAATTCTCCAGGGGATCGGGTCACTCACGGTTAATTCATAGACTCTATCTCTCGCCCGCCCTAGCCTTCGCCAGATCACCCTTCTCTTGTATTCCCCAAGCCTTCCTTCTGAAGCAAAGTTGTCGTTTCCCCAGGTCTTTGCGCCGTCATTTGACCATCGCAGAATCACCTGCGGATCGAAGCCCTGCAAGGCAGGATTCACCAAGCCAAGCCCCACTTCCATGTCCACCTGAAGCGAGGAATGAAACATCCATTTCTGTTCGTTGGAAATGTGCGGAGCACGCCTGAGACGCCGAATCACCGTTCCATCATCATCGTAAATGTCGATGGACATCTCATAGACCTTGCCGGATTTCCAGTCGCCTACAAGATGCTTTTCAAAAGCAAACGCATGACATGTACTGTGATGAGCCTCATAACGATTCTGCGCGGCTAGCCAGAAACCACGCTCGTGCCATTGCTCGGTTGCCACATCGTAAACCCACGTTGCATCTCCGGCCCGAAATCGGATCACCCAAAAAGCATGTCCTTGATCCTGATAGGTATAGGCAATCGCATCCTCGGGCGTCGGATATTGCCTCCAGGCATACTCAACCGCATGGTTACTGACCCGATGCGGCGTGTAGCCCATCGCTCTCCACGCAATCATGTTGCCGCGCTCATCCCCACCAAGCCAAAACAGGGAATTGTCAATCTTGCATGTCGCCCACGTCGCGCCCGCACCCTGTTCGATATAAGCTCCAGGGATCACCGCAAATGGAAAATTTGCATTCCCTGAATCGTAGTAAACCTGTGAAGCCTTGCGCCCGAGAAACCAAATCTCCCGATGATCGATAATCATCGAAAGAACATTGTCAGCAAAAACCGAGATGATTTCCGTGTCGAGGCCATCCCAGCTTGTTGCGTCAAGAAGCCCTGAAATTTGAAACTGCTTTGAGTTGGCAAGAACCATGATGAAATAGCCGTCTGAAAAACCGACCTGATAAGGCGTCCCGAGCAGCGTAGTGATTGCCGCAAAATTGTTTGTCGCAAGGTCAAAGGAATAGGCCGAAAGCCCCGAGACAATCACCAGTTGGTTCTGACTGGAGGCAATCGAGGCCGGATTCGCGTCCTCAGCCACCGTTCCGCGAATCATGTTCGTTCCATCCGAAAAAATCTCGTAAAAGGAAGGCCCGGAAACCGCGAACACTCTCCGCTCAAACTGCCCCGTTGGACTAATTTCGTGGAGCGCCCGCACAGAAGGTCCAGCCAGTGTCGTGAACGTAGAAAGCCCCGGCGTCGGATACATCGCCACCGGCCCCTTGCCCTTGCCGCTTTCCACAACTTCATCGTAGAAGTTCATGGTTCGTTCGCATTCGACATTGAGCGATTGCGAGCTATAAGAAGGCCCGCAAAATCCGAATCTAGACATTTATGGCTTTCCCTCTCCCGCTGCCCTTGCATCTTTGATGTCTTGCTTGACGGCGGCAACTCCCGTATCACTCGCTGTAAATGACGGGTAAAGTTGCATGATCTTTGTCCGCACATCCCCGGAGAAATACTTCACGATAGCGAGAACGAGCCGATAGTATTTCTGTGCCGTGGGGAAATCATTCAGCACATCATAGGGCGGCAGAATGGCATTAAGCACACTGAACACCAAGCAAATGCGTGCTGCCCAATCAAGTGCATCCAATAGTGTGATGTGGGCCATAAGCCCTCCTAACTGGTTGTCTGGAAAATTCCCAGGTCATTTGCAAGCTTCACAAATGCGTCATTGACAGCCTTGGAAAAGATCGCCACTTTCGCCGATACCGTGTCCACCGGGGTATTCGGCGCGAGTTGGGAAATCTCCTGTGCAACTGTCACGATGCTTGCTGACAATGCCTGTTCAACCGCGATCCACTTCTGCGCCCCTGATTTGGGCGTGCCCTTCCATAGAGATTCCACACCCTGAACGAGCTGCGGAATTGCCGTCAAAGCGGGAATTACATACTTCAAAATCGCTGCGAATACTGCTCCCATATTGCCCCCTTATTTGAATGCTGATTCTAAGTCCATGATAAGCTGCTCAACATTAGACAGCCGCTTATCCTCTTTCTCACATGTGGTATCCGCTTCAATAGCGGAGAGCCGTTGGTGAAAGAACTGGAATGCCGCCTTTATCTTGTCCTTGTCCGGTGCTCCAAACATTTTCAGCTCCTATTTCTTTTCAGCCAAAACTCCCCAGCCGTGCTCTTCCAAGCGAGAGACTCGCTTATCCATTACTTCCATAAGCGTCTCTAGCCGTTGAGCGCCAATATGCAGTTGGGAAAGCACCTCGCTTCTTGAGCTGGCCCATTTGTCATGATCAACTCGCCATAGCTCCACAAATTCCATTCTGTCTTTGAACTTCTTCAGACTTTCCATGTATTCTCGCCGGTTGAGATAGGCTATGACCGAGATCAAAACCAGAAGAATGATATTCCCAGCGTCCACATTTCCCGTGAGGTGCATTGTCATTCCTTCCCTATGGCCCGATGTACGCATTATTAATAATGACGTTTTTCCAGTAGCGATACTCATCAGCCGGCAAGTAATTCAATCGGTCAACCTGCTCGCCGTAGCGGAAATCTCTCAGGTGATAGCTGGTATCCCGATTGAGGCTCCAACCTGTGATGTTTAAAACGCTGGTTCCATCAATCCATATCTGGACTTCTCCATTGAACGGAGCCACAGCATTGGTGTTGTATTTTGTACGCATCTCCAAGGAATAGAAGGTGTCGTATTGAAGAGCGCACCCAATTCCCGTAATAGGGGTTGGCGGATTTGTCGATCCGCAATCTATGACAAACGTGCTTCCGCCTATTGGCCCATTCTGGAGTGACCATTTCAGCTTTAATGGGCCTGCGCCGGGAAGTGATGTGCTGTATTCAGTGGCAGCAACGAACATACTCCACGGATCTCCGCTTGGGAACACGCTGCAACCAAAACAGCCAGCCGTAAAATAAAATAGTTTGCGCTGCATGTGCGGATCAGCCCCAGCCTCGGGAGTCTTGATGTAGAAATAGCCACGCGACCAAATCTCTGACGCAGTAACAATGGGGTCCGTTGCTGCCAAGAACTTCTCGACAAAGTAATCAACATCCTGGTGTGCCGATCCGCAGGCTGGATTGGCTGAATCTCCGCACATAACGTAATGCATCTGTGCGCAGTTTCCCCCGCCAGGGCAGGATGCTATAACCGTGTGCGTTGAATCCCACTTGCTTGACCATGCAGCAAAACTTGAGAGATCATCTGAAAAAAGATAAGTAGGCGTGCCCGCCGCTATCGAAACCGCATAGGCACGGCTTGAGGTTCCCGAGTTCGCGTCCGTCACTTTGAACGTCGGTGAATAACTCCCTGAAGCCGTTGGAGTACCTGTCAAAGCCCCTGTTGAAGTGTCCAGCGCAACACCCGGAGGCAAAGTCCCCGAAGAAATCGACCATGTATAGGGGGCGGTACCATTGGCTGCCTGTACGTTGGCGCTATAGGCCACGCCATTTGTTCCCGAGGGCAGGCTTGTGGTTATGATTGAAACCGAAATAATCGGGCTTCCGCCAATAACACTCATGTTGTAACTTCGGTTATCCACCGTCGAGGCGTTGTCAGCAATATGCACAACAAAACTATAGGAGCCAGACACACTAGGTGTTCCGCTGATAACTCCGGTGCTCGCATTGATGCTCAGTCCGAAGGGCAGGCTTCCCGAACCAATACTCCACGTGTAGGGCTTGGTTCCATACTTCGCCATAACCGCCTTGGAGTATGGAACGCTAATCTGAATGCTTGCAATGCTCTTGGTAGTGATCTGTACCGGCCTCACCGCCCAAGCAGGAAGCGCCCAAAACAGCAATGCGCAGATTGTGAGAACTTTTTTCATCTGCTCCTCAAAGTCGTTGGAGTCGGAGTAAAATGCGGCGAAGCAGGAATGACTTCGCTCGGCGTGTAGTCTACATAGATGCCGAGGAAGTCAGAATCAACTGTCGAGTGTGGGCTCGGCGGTGGGTAGCCGTACATGGCGGTTGGCTCAAATAGCAGCCAAAGTTTGGTCAGTAGCCATGCTCCGATTCCCATCGTTGGTAGGTTATGGTGCCCACCTGGAGGCGGTGGAGGTGCAGGAGTGTAATCCACATAGATACCGAGAAAATCAGCGTCAGATATACGAGTGGTTGATGTGGTTTTGCGAATCGCAACTGTCGCCGCACTTCCGCTGGTAACTCCAGTAGTATTTACCGGGCCATAATGCGTTATCCATCCTCCGAGGCTGCCGAACGTTCCGCATACCGTGGAAGTATCATCTCCAAAATCAAAAGTGTTTCCTCCAGCCGTCTGCGCCGGATTGCTGTCAATCCAGACTCCTCCCGCTTTTGTCCCGGTCGAAACTTCCTCACAATCGTTGGTAATAGCCATGACCGCATTGATGGTGTCAGAAGCACCGACTCCGGCTGTTTGGTAGCTCGGAGTAGTGGGCTTATAGTCAAGGTTCCCACCGCTTGCCGCATTTTTAATTTGTGTCGTGTTGTTTTCGCCTGCGGCGGATTTGCCCCCAGGAGGACTAACTATCACCGCGTTAAAAATATTAGAAGTTCCTCCAGCACCGCCAGTCCATGAATTCAGTGAAGCGGGGTCAGCGTTGGGCTTCACAAGAATTGATTGCCCTGCACCAGGGAATCCCGACGTAGCAAAGGTATTGTCGTCAAAAATGACATCATCAAAATAAATCTCAGCGATGGAATTCGAAGCCGCCGAAAGACCCAAATCTGCTCTTGGTTGGGCGGCAGATGCCGTTGTCGCTACAGACGCCCATGAACTCCCATCGACAAATACCCTGCGTCCGTTTCCAGAACTCCACCCTGCGTCAAACTCTATGTAGTGCCACGTTCCGTCAACTGATAATGCATTGGTGCTCGTGGCGTCATCTGTTGACCCATGACCAACCGTAAGTTTTCCGTCTGTCCCAAGCTTCAGATAATCCTGAATGGCATTGCTAGCGTTTAGGGTTATATATATCTGACCTGCCACACTGGGAAGCACCGCAACTTGAAAATAAAACCTAATCGACCTAAAAAGACTTCTTTGAGCTCCGCCCGCCGCCCTCGATGAGAATGTCATCGTGCCACTGTTTCCAGTGGTACTCTTCCACTGCATCGCATAGGAACCGGTACGTTTCGTGACTCCCTGCATGGTTATTGCAGTAGCCGCAACACAACCAATTCCTGCCTGACTTACACCTTCGCATTGGCTCCCCATTTCAAAACCGCATATTACAGTCCGCGCCGCTTCTGCCTGCCACGACAGAATGAGCGTCAAAAGAATTGCGGAAATAAGTCGTTTAATCATAGTTCCTCTCAAAATTGCGCGTACCAGACGAGTGCCTGCACCGCTACACCCGCGCTGGTGTTGATGCAAAGTTGGCTGCTCGCCGCCGTCACAAGCCCTGGAGAATTTGATACGGGCTGCACGATTCCGGTCTGCGCCGTGAACTGATAAGCGGGTGTCAGGTCCGTGGTGGTGGCGCAAGTTCCTGTCGTCGCACCCATGAGCTTGACGTTGACCGTGCCCGCGCTGAAAATGTTGTACCCGCAAACGTAGACCTTTTTCGACCCGGAAGAAGCCACAAGCTGCGTCGCTCCGTTGGTCGAAGCGTCGTACTTGGCGACGTTCTCGCAGAGGATTGCGCCCACTGTCGGAGTGTCGGCGTATGCCGTGGTGACGCGCGGCGATCCGGTCCCGGTAGCTCCCAACCCCATCAGCGGGGTCGTGGCATTTATCTGCGCGATGTTGACCGATTGATTTGCGGGCAGGGCTACAGAATCCGGCGTGACCAGCAGCTTCGTCATGCTGGCAACACCCTGCACGGTCAGGATATTTCCAGCCGGAGATCCTGCCGTTCCGGTTCCAACAACTGCCGCATTCAGATTCGCCGCAGTGGGTGAAAGAGCAATCGTCGTTTTGGCAGGTTCATAGGCGAGTAGAGCGTAATTTGGCGTCACGGTGGCGCTGCCCGTAATCTGCGTCGAGAGCTTGATCCTCAAACCCTGCCAGCCCTTTCCCATTAGCAGGAAAGGCTTATTGGTCGATTGAACCAACGTGTAGGGCAGTGAAATCTGCGCGAATGTGGTCGAGGATGGGTCAAGCACCGCATCGGCAGGGATCGTCACCCAGTTCGAGTTGTCATAGCTGACTTCAAAAGTAATCGCGCCACCGCTGATTGTGGTTCCCTGTACCAAATGGACAAGCACTGCGCCTACACCCGAGTTCGAGAAGATTGTCTGTGTGGCGTTGAGCGCGGTTCCAGATGTCCAGCCGGAAAGGGTTTTAAGCGCAATGCCCTGAGAAACTTTCAGGTTTCCGCTTTGGTCGGATTGCAGCGCAAGCGCCTGGGTATCGCTGGGCGCTGGAATCGTCGCATTATAAATCGATCCTGTAACCACTTGGTTGGTCGGAGCTGTGCCCGAGCCTACGGTGGAATCCACTGTCGCGCCGCCGTTGCCAAGTACGCGCACCGTACCAATAACTTTGGTGGTTTCGGCGGAAAGCGTGGCGGTCGTGACGCTAGTAGCGTCCGTGACTGTATGAAGGTTGGTTCCCGTCCCTTGGGTCGCCGTAATCGACCCCGAATCTACAACGGTATGGAGATTGGTTCCTGTACTCTGCCCAACAACCCAAGGACTCGTGCCCTGCGTTGCTGCAAAGGAAGTATTCGAGATCGAACCGGAGTCAATGATCGTGTGTTGTTGGTCAGCGGGCTTGGTACGAGTGGAAAGCGCAACATCTAGATTGGTCAATCCGGCATTGGTCACACCAATAGTTGAATTAGTAAAAGTGACATTATTTTCCGTGCCACTCTGCGAAATCTTGATAGGCCATGCCGATAGCCCCGCTGCACCCTGATCTGCGGTAATTGTGCCGCTTACCGTAGCCGTGCCAGAGGTCGTAACCGCGCCGGAAATCACCCAGGGTGAGGTAGATTGCATAGCAGCAAAAGTGGCAGGGAAATTGTTGACGTTGAAGCCAGAAGGGAAGTTTCCAACATCGACCGTTCCGCTAACTGGTTGTGTGACTTGCCAGAACGTTCCAGTTACCGGGTAACTTGATGGAAAATTGGAAACACTAACGGTACCCGATATTGGAACACTTAGATCTCCAAGACTAAATCCAACATCGACCCACGTTCCGACATTATTCTTTACCTGAATATGAACCAGTTGACTGGATGGCCCACCGCAGCCAATTACACAGTTGACCTTAATTGGTACGTTACCGCTAGGAACCTGCTGCGCCTTCACACTTAGGGTAAACAACATCAGAATTGAGAGGATGATGATCGCCAGAGCTACCGTAGAGGCTTTGGGAAGTTTCAAATGCTTGGATGCTTCCTTTTCCAATCCTACCGTGCGCAGCAAGGCTCGAACGATGGCAAGTTCAACCGCTTTTTGGTCGTTATCATCCTTCGTCACCCGAATGCGAATTTCGTTGTCACTCTGCACCCCACCTGCTCTTTGAAGCAGGATCGGAGTTTCAGTCAGGCCAGCAATCGCGTTGATCGTGTGCCGTTCGAGGTCACAGTCAACTCCATCAACATGGATGTATGCCCCGGCATATTCCTGAATGTGAACCGTATACCCCATCGAGAACATGCCCACCGCAGAGGAAACTCTGAATCCCGCTTTAGCAAGGTTCCCTCGCAGAGCATTCGCCGTTTGACAGTCACCCAGGACTCGGATTCTCATACAATGCACGTCAGGACGACCGTGGGCGAGCCAGTCACCGCCTGCAACCATGCAGGGGGCTTGGTCGTGCCCTCGGGACTTCCTACCTTGTAAGAAAGTTGAATGACCTCTTGCACCCCGGAAACGAAAGTATCCTCAGTCGCAGAGTCCGCTACTTCCGTGCGAATCTTCACGTCTGCCGTGTCACAGCGCATAACCAGTTGACGGTATTCAAAAGGCAGCACTACCGGAGTCCATGAGATGCTGTCGATATCCAAACGCAGCTTGCGGTAGTATTCCGCCATCATCTCCCCATGCAGACGACATTAAACTTGTAAGTGAGTGCCTGCGGAGTTCCCTGAAAGGTAATCGTCAGAACGGTTGCCGAGGTCGTATCAAAGGCAAATCCCGTTGTAGGTGCAGAGGCATCGCCACGGCTCACGGTGCAAATCGGGTTATTCGTCCAAGTGCCATCCTTAAACGTCAAGGCAATCGTAGGATTGGCTACGAAGTTTGCCGTTCCTGCTGAAACCGTAAAGGCTGAAGCCTGATCTGTTCCCACTACCGCGCTTATACTTGCTGCTGGCGTATCGCCCCAGCCCGCAGAAAGTGCAAAGTCTGAGGCTTCAAGAGCCGTTCCACCTGATTTGATCCGCTTGAATGAATTTAGGGCCGTAAAGACATTGGCCGCGCCAGTCGTCCCGCAGGTTGGGCAGGAAAGCGCCGGTGTCGGCCCGCTGGTCGCCACGATGGGCGAAGTTCCAGTTACAGATCCCACCGAACCCGCTGAAGTTTGAACGATTGTTACCATCGCGCTGCCATCGCTCCAAACACTAGGCCGCACTCTGAAATTCGTCCTGGCTGAGATCGGAAAAACCCATAATCCCGCCGCTGTTGCGCCTGTGGCTCCGGCTCCTGAAGGCTGCGGATAGCCCGTTGCCGATGTCCAACTTGCTTGATGATCCGCCGACTGCTCAAACACGAACGTTCCGGTAAAGGTTCCGGTAATTGTGACACTCACGCTCGCGGTAGCTGGATTGAGCGGAGTTTTCAGGCATCCCGAGAGCACACAGGAAACGTCAACAGCGGTAACAATCGTGGTACAGCCATGCCCCGGAGCGCATTCAGTCGCCCTAACGGGAACAACCGAATAAATCAGCAGAATTGCAGCCACGAAAAGATTTCTCAATAACATTTCCATCCCCCACGTATGCGATGTGCCTCTGCGCCCGCGTTATCCCCGCCCGTCGCGCATGCATCTCCCTGAGCAGCCGGAGTGTTGCAGTTCGAGCAATAGACAATCCTTCCATCTGCGGGCGTGCCCAAATCTCCGTTCGCAACAATGTTCAAAATCAGGTCACTGGTCGGAGTGCTGCCGTCATAGCTCCAGCAGGGAAGTCCCGTAACCGTGTCAAAACCCCACAAGCCAACGTTCGCTTCTGCGGTCCCGCAGGTTTCCCCGGTTATCTCAATCGGATGGTCCGTTGAAAAGCGGTCTGTCACATAAAGCGCACCATTGTTGAGGGTATCGCCCTGGAATGTTTTATTTCCGCAAAACACTTGCGGATCGCCATTCACAGCCCCGCGAATCGAGCAGGAAGCCGTAGGAAGGTTGAAAGTGTGCGTGTCGATGCTTGAAACAATGTTGAAATCCGTTCCCAGTGTGCCCACCGCAAAGAGTTGCGTGCCTACCGTCAAAGAATTGAGGCTAGTAAGAGAGCCTCCACCGCAGCCGGGATATTGAACTCCGTCCTCTGTCCACTGAGTAACGTTTACAGAGTCCTTCACGACGATTTTGTAGGTCGGGTCAGAGCATTTGATGTAAATCGAGGCATACCCACCCGCGTCAAGCAGAATCGGATTGGTATTCTGACTCAATGAGCTTCCGGTTGAATCGGCATAGGTCGCCTGAGGAGTATTTGTGCCTCCCACATAGGTATAAACCTTCCCAAAAGCCAGAGGCCGGCCGGAAGCATCAAAGAATTGTTCCCGCGCCTGCATCAAAGGCGAAGCGGGAGCTTGCGCGAACATCTCAACAGGCCATATCAACATAAGAATTAGAAATAGCCTAGTCATCTAGTGAATCCACCCGTCAAGTAGTTGAAATATGGTTTCTCCGGCCCTGCTTTGGGCATCCCGAAATCTCTCGTTGTCATCAGCGGAGCAGTTGAGTTCACCGCCTGAATGATCGCCTTCGCGTGCTTCCATGCCTCTAAAAGCAGCGCGTCGGGTTGCTTGGCGAATGCAGGACACATCGAAAGCGCCAATTCGTAAGTAATCGCGTCCTGATAGCCTGGAGGCAGGTTAATGGTCGTTGTGAGGTTCGCAATCTGCGAAAGCAGCGTCCAAGTCTCAAGCTCAATCCCGAAGGCTGCTGTAGGAATCGGCCAGAGAAACAGATTCCCATTCGGCCATGCAGGGCTATAGTACAAGTCCGTAGGAAGTGTCGTGAGAATGTCCCTTACACGCAGATTCGCCCACCAGTCGTCATTTCTGATATTCATAGGACATCTGACACTCGGACTACTGCTGGTCAGGATTATTGCCGCATTTTCAATCTTTACCGGACGCTGTGCCACCGTGAACGTTGCGCCAGTTGGCCCGATGGTATGCGGCTGCAAACTCGGAACAAGCGTGTAAGAGTTGAAATCGACGTTATAGACGTTCAACTTCTTAGCGTTCCATGCGTCCATCATGCGGTTGAATTTGGTTAGTCCGAACTGCGCGTCTGCCGCAGACGGAGTTTCACCCTGCGAGTAAACGCCAATTTCCATCAGAGCGTCTTTGATAAGGTCAAGAGCTGAAACCGTGGCCATTATTCCTCCACGAATCTTTCATAGAGAGGAACTGTGTCGAGGGCGAGCCGTTGTTCCTGGCTTGCTCTCTTGAGTGCTGAGACAATTACTTCGCGGGCCTTCGCGCCGATGTCAACTGATTTGCCTTTGTCCTTCTCGGCATTCCAATGGATCTGCTGACCATCAACTTTAAATTCCAGTTCGGCGTGTTCGGCCTCGCTGAAAGAAAGCTCCTCGCGCAGAGTCCGCACGATTCGCAAGGTCGTGATGTCACCCTGCGCGGGGAGCAAGTCGAGCAGCTTGAGGCGTTCGAGAACTTTGAAAGTTTCCAAGCCGCCTCCTAGCTAACGGTTGTGCCAGCGATCAGGTAGTAGGTGCTGGCGCCGATGGTAATGGCGATCTTCTTCAGAGTTCCGCCCAGCGTTCCCCCGGTGTCCACCATCCCGCCGCAGGTATCCAGCTCAAACAGGCTGGTGATTTTGTTCCCGCCGTAGATGTAGAACACCTGATCCATCTGAGTCGTGCCGTTGTTGGTGATGTAGAACATCTGGTAGCTGCCCGCTGAAACGGTCTTGGTCAGATGGGTATCGAACCAAGCGGAAGCCACATGATCCACTGCGGTATAAACTCCGCCATCTTCAAGCAGATGGTAAGAGGCAGCAGCGAAAGCCGAGGCGCTGTTGATCGTGCCGTTGTTCGCAAATTGGTTGTACGAACCAAAGGCCGATGCCGCGCCCAAAGTAAACGTGGAAGCGATGCGTCCCACCGCTTGAACGGCCTGAATCCTGCCTCCGGTCGTTCCGTTACCCTTCCAATCGCAGGTTGCCTCAATCAGCGCGTGATTTGAGGCCGTCCCGGTGTATTCGGACTTCGCCTGAATGCAAAAAGCGTCCGTGGTGGGTCGGTCGAAAAACTTGCTCATGCCGTTCCAGCGGAAGAACAGCGGAGAGACAAGGGTGCTGGTCTGTGAAACCCCGGAATCCTTTTGAACAAAAGCGTTCTGGATCTGTGCAAGGGTGTTTTTTCCGAAGCTGCCGAAATTCTTGACTTGAGTGGTTACACTCATGGTATTGCCTCCTGTGCCTCGCCGAGCCCTCCCGAAAGGGAGAGGGGGAAGCCCGAGTTAGCTTCCCCGGCCTTCCCTTGGATCAGTGGGCCGCTGTGCCCAAGTCGTAAAGCGAGTACGCCTCGCTGCCGCTGGTGACGTTCGTAAACACCACCAGAAAACGAGCCGTATAGTTCTGTGCGATGGTGCAGGTTCCAACCAGCGTGCAGCCGGTCCCGGCAACCAGAGTGATGGTTTCGCCCGCATCAGCCGTGTTCTTGATGATCAACTCGAAACCAGAGTTGACGTGCGGGTTGTAGGCAGCCGCAACAAGCAATGCAGCCGTGGGCATGATGTCGCTGCGGCCAGCGCCGTTCGGATCGCGCAGGAGGTAGCCGCCCAAAATCTGAGCAGCCGTGTAGGTCAGGGCTCCCGCCGAGGTGAGTGTTGCAATGTTATAGGTTGGTTGAGGCAGACTCTCAAAATTCGGGTAGGTCTGACTCGGGACATGCGATGTGATGCTCATACTCGAACTCTCCTTTGTCCAGAATTACCGGGGAGTTACCTTCCCGGCTCCTACCGCGAATTACGCGCAGAGAACGCGGCAAGCGCAATTGTCCGCGTACAAATTTCCGAAACCGAGCAGCACGTCAAAGCGATTGACCATCTTCGATTGCACCGGATCGAACATGCGCACGAAGCGCACAGCAATCCCGGTTTCGGGATCACGAGTCTGTGAGGCCATTTCAACGGCCTTCGGGGTTTCCAGCTTCACTCCCACCAGAGCAAAAGCGTCACGATTCAGGGCAAGCCCTTGCACGCCGCTCAAGCCGTTGGGTGAAGTGGTGCCGGGAAACAGCGTTAGCGCATCGCCCGCAGTCGGGAAGCGGTCAACGTTCTGATACTGCGAGCCGGGACCGTAGATCACCGGAGCGATTGAAACCGTAGCCGCCGATCCAGCGCCGGTTGCATCAGCGGTCACAACAAACAGCTTGGAGCTGCCCGTCGAGCGCCGATTGACCGGATTTGTGGCATTCACGCTGGCAACTGAGAAAACGTCGCCCTTCTTGAACGTGTCGCCGGTGGTGCAGGTCAAGGCGAGAGAGCTTGCACCGTCAACCGCTGTGGTGGTGACAGTCACCCCGCCCTGCCAAGTTCCCGCTGTGTGGGAGTACAGGTTATTCGAGGCGTACCAATCGAATCCCGCCGCCCTGCCCATCGACCCCTCTTTGTACTGCCGGGAAATTTCAGAGGTCGGATTGAACAGGTTGGTAAGATTCGAGATCAAGGAAGTCTCGACCTTGGGAGGAACAATCATGCCTCGCTCTCCCGGCGTGCAAGCCAACTCGTTCAAGACCTGCCGCGCCCCGAGAAATGGGTCAATCGCCGTGGGGTTGGTTCCCAAAATTCCAACGATGTTGTTGGTATTCTGGTAGGCCCAAAGTGACGCCCTGGAGTCGATTTCGTTGGCGAGCTGGCTCATTGCAGGGTCGATGTATTCCCTGCGAATCGCTTCCTCGCCGCGCTCTGCTTTCAACGCCTTCTCAACCGAATCCCACTCGAAGTCAATCCCGAAAATCTGGTCAACTGTGACAGTGGTATTCAGCCGATTGATCGCTTGCGGGGTGTAACCCAGTCCAGTGCGAACCGTGAAACGTTGCGGGAGCTTTACGCGGACTGTCTCACCTACCGCAAATTCCTTTGAGAACTCCTTGTTGTAATCGGTGTTGAAAAACTGTGCAATTTGCAGCTTGTTGACGAGGATTCGCAAACTTTCCATCGTCAGCCAATCTACAAACAGAAATGTGTTAGGCATAATCCGTTACCCTTTCCGAGAGGCTAGCTCTCTGGCGTTCACGGCTCGTCTGTAGCCGGTGAAGTCGCCCCGTTGGAGTGCCGCTGCCGCATCATCAAGCGGAGGCAGCCCCTTTGCCGCTAGTTCCGTAGGCGGCGCAGGCGCACTCGTGGTTCTCGGTTGGGCAGGAGAATGAGTTGCCGGAGAAAGAGATATTCCTAGTTTGGTAAGTTCTGCAACTTGAGCAATTCCATCGGGATTCCCATCAAACATCCGAAGAGAAGCGATCCTCTGAAACTCTTCTGGGTGCTGGGCGAGATGGTACAGAACCTCTGTGCCAAGCTCGTTATTCAGAACAAAGGAATCAACAATGCTTCCGTCTTTTATCCGGCCTAAAGATTCTCTGGAAAGCGCAACCTCGACAAAATCGGGGTGCCGTTTCGTGGCTTCCGCAACGCGCTTGTTCCATTTTTCTTCTGCCGTCCTGTTGTATTCCTTTATTGCTGCTTCCCTCTGGGCTTGCTCTTGCGCCTCTCGGTCTGCTTTAAGCCGACCTTCAACAATCTGCTCAGCCTTCCATCCGGCCAGATCCTCGTTAAAATCCTGATAGGTCGCATATACCGGTGTCCCATCGGCTTTCACGTCATTCTGGGTGGGCTTTGGACGGTTGGGTTCGGCTGCGGCGGTCGAGGCCGGGACGTGCGCGACTTTTTCAGCCTTTTGAGCAGCTAGAATGTCTAGCTCTGACTGTAATTCCTTGCGCTGACGAAGTTTTTCCTTTATGTCAGCGTCAAGTTGAGCTTTTCGCTTTTCAGCAGCGGTAAATTGTTTCTCCGGTGGTTTCTCCTGCGATGTGCCCGGTTCCGGGGCGGGCGTCGGTTCAGGCTCCTCAACGGGAGGCTCGGGTTCCGGTTCTTTCACCGTGTCAGGGGGTGCCGGTTCCTCAGTTTTCGGCGGTTCGGGCAGCTCGCCCGTCATCTTCCACGTCTGCCGTTGCTCATCCGTCATGGATTGCAGAACGTCAGAGGTCGGAGATGGCAAGCTTTCGGGAGTGTTGGTTACTGGCATCTGGCTCATTGGTTTTTGCTCCTTACCGCCCGCTCGCCGGGACGATGCGAAAATAAAAAAGCCCATCCATCGGGATTGCTCCCGACAAATGGGCTTGTGAGACGATCACTCAGCCGTTATTTAGTTAAACTTCGTGTTCTGCATAATCTTCTGTGCCAATACTGGCACGCCGTTCAAGACTTTCAGCTTGTCAATCTCGCCGCAATCAAGACTTTGACAGAAACGAATAAACTTTAACCACGTAGGATTGATCTCGAAATCCTTTATGCCAACACAATATGACTTTGGCATTGGATTACTCATTGCGCTGGTTGCTCCGCAAACTCATCTTGTGGCTCTGGCTGGCTGGCCTGCATTGCTCCCATGCCCACCTCGTGCGCTGCACCGTGAATTTCCTTCCAAACTTCCATGAATATTTGCGCGCGCTCGGATGCGCTCTGCGCTTTAGTCTCAATTTCAGCTATGGCTATCTTTGTGGCATTGTCCTTGTCGGCCTGCTGAAGTTTGAATTGATTATCAACGACCTTTGCTTCCTTCTCCTGCTTAAGTTGCGTTAACTCACCCTCAAGCTGCTTTGCATAAAAGTTTAAAGATGTAACCTGCTGCTGAAGTTGCTGAATACCCTGTTGAACCTGCGGAGGAATCTCCGGGCCTTCTTCGGGCGGGTCAATGGCATCAGCCATCTCATCGCCCAAGACCCCCAGATTCTTCAAGCGGATTGTTTGACCAAGAATCTTCGCTGCGGGCTTGCTACCGCCAAGTGCCGCCTGAATCAATGCAGGATTGCCGCCGATGCTGTCCGCAAAATCATTTGCTTGATCCCGCTGGCTCTGGTAACTCGGGCCAGTGGAAATCGTGACATCATGCTCTCCATCCCCCAGCATATTTGAAATCTGCTGCTTGGTGGCTTCGTCGGTGAAAGGCTGATTCACCTTCACCGTGTCAAAAGATTCATCCGCATTGCGGATTCCAATTTCTCGCGGCGTATCGTAAACTACCGGAATGTAATCATTCAAAATCCTGCCGCCATGCTCTAAGGCGCGGTCAAAGTTGTCGATGAAATGATAGCTTCCCTGCGCCTGCTGCTGCTCGATTCTCTCAAGGGCGACACCGGATTTTTCATTTCTGCGCTTGGCCGCTGTGGGCAGGGCACTGATACCCAGTGCGCTCTGAATTGCCTGCCTTGCTGATTCGGCTCCCATCTCGAGTGGTTGTATTGCGGGTTCGTATGCCTGTCGCTGGGGGAGGGGAAGTAGGTTGGTCCCTGTTGCGTCGGTCAGGGGTGCTACTTGCAGGTAGGGGATGGGAGCCTTGTTCACATTCTGCCATTCGTCCTCGTGTCCGGTAAATTGGCCTTCATAGCCAATGTAGGGCGTCTTGGGCGTCATGCCCACTACTTCGGCTTGACAAGTTCGATAATATGCATATAACATCTGTGGGTCACGCGCCAATCTTATTAGACTCATTAACACTCGCTCTGACCCGTGGCCCTTGTCGATGTAAAGCTCCTTCCCGAAAACGGGAACAATGGGCACGTATTTTCCATGCCACTTCTCGGTTCCATCGCTTTCCTTGACCATCCCTCCCCATTCGTTCTTTTCCAAGATTTCAAGACCATTCGTGATGTACTGGCAAATCCGGCGCTTTTCAACTTCCCGCGTCTTATCCCCCTCGGTCAGTTCTGTATAAGTGTATTCCACTTTCCAGTATTCCCCAACCAGAACGCTGTCCTCCTGAATCCACAATGGAGCCGCTTGGATATGCTCAGAAGTGAAATCGACAACCTTCGCTTTGGGGTATTGCCGCTTAAATTCCTTCTTCTTCATCGGCTCAACCACGAAGCAATACTTCATGTCTGAGCAATCGGCCTCTTTGCAGTCCGGGTCAATGTAAATGCAGTCAGGATTGGGAATCCTGCGAATGCAAAGCTCCTGGTCGAAACTAGTTTCATCAACGTATCGAGTCGTGATGCGGAAGAATCCATAGCTTCGAGAGGCCGCATTCTCAAAAGCGGTCAGGTAAGCAGACTGAGCATTCGATTTGTACTCAATTTGCCGAATAATCCCGGCGCGAAGTTCCGCGCTCTTGTCGTCTGCCCCGGCTCCGGTGGGAATCACCTTAATGGACCGCTTATTCTGCCGCGCATCGTTTACAAGCTGGTTCACGTATTGGTTAAGTTCATCAGCAGAGATACATGGCCTGCCTGCGTCTTCTCGCGCCTTGCGCTCTTTCGGCTCCCAAGGATCGCCTGCAACATACTTCATATCCTTGACAGCCTCAGCCCGAATGTCGCGCCAAGAGTCCACGCAATACTGAAACCGCTCACGGATTTCCAGAATTAGCGGATCGTCCGTTCCAGGCTTCGCGCTCGGATTGTCGTTGTAATCAGCCATTTAAATCCTGCAAATAGCCTCTAAGTTGATGGGCACAATAGGGCTTTCTTAACTTTCTTATAGCTCTGTTTTGAATTTGATGGACCCGAGGCCTGGATATTCCAAATTCTTTAGCCACTTCAGCTGCTGATTTGGCACCATCACCATCAAGCCCATAACGCATTTTCAGAATCATTCGGTCACGCACCCTCATATCATGAAACATACTAT